TATTAAGTGTATAACACCAAGCTCGATGACGATCCATATTAACAAAATTCAAAGAATTTTTGATTAATTTGTGATTTACTTTTTGTGTTCTCTCAGCTAGATGCATCTACCAGGGGTATGTGCATTAATTTGGTGGTATCAAACTACTCCACCTACCCGGGTACCATCCGTATACGATACACCCAAAAGTCTATACGATACAGTCTATACGACACAAACACTATCATATAGCCAAATCCATGTACCCTTTAGGGTACCACGCCACCCCCGATAGGGTCTGCGCCCCCTAGATAGGGTCTGCGCTCATTTTTCATCGGTGCACCAGCTCCCAAGTTAGGGTTATGGCAATTGACTAGAAGGCCCTCGCCCTGCCCGCCGCAAGGCCCCCGGCAGGGCCCCCGGAGGGCCCGTCCGGAGGACGCCCCGCGCCGGCGAGGCGCATAGGTCAGAGTCCCAGTATTACCTCTGACCTAGTGTGCAATGTGCAGTGTGCAAAACTTGAACTACATAATTGCTCTCACAATTCAACTCTAAATGTCACTACAATGGCTGGCCGTAAACGCAAGCTCGGGCGCCGCGCAGGTAATGGGCGTAAGCGCTTTCGTGGTGCTTCTCGTCGTCCTAAGGCTCGTCGCGCTGTTACTAAGTACAAACGATCGGCTACCCTCGGTAAGGGTTTCCCTCAGAAGATCGTCATGACCCACAAGTACACAACGCAGTTCACCAACGACTCCATTACCGCTCCCGCCATGACTCACTTCATCATGCGTGCCAACGGCATGTATGACCCCGAAGAGCAGACGGGTGGGCACCAGCCGCTCTACTTCGATCAAATGTCGGCCCTCTACGACCACTACACCGTCATCGGCTCCAAGATCAAATGGACCATCACTCGCTGTGGGCCTACCGATGCTTCGATCCTCTATGCGGTTGCCTGGCTGAACGATGATACCAACGTCGCGCCTACGAACGTCTTTGGCCTCAACGAACAGTTCAAGGCTAAGATCCGAACTATCGGCATTGACGGAAATCTTGGAAATCGTGCCACTTACAGCTTCACACAAAAGTTCTCTGCCAAAAAACAATACGGCAAAGGTTCACTCAACAACGCTCTCCTCCAAGGTACCCCAACTACTCTGCCAGTCGAGGAGTCTTTCTTCTACCTCTCCATGAATGCCTCCGAGGCCGCCAGCAACATCAAAGTCCGGGTTCTCGCCGAGGTCGAGTACATCGCCGTCTGGACTGAGATGAAGGACGTTGCTCAGTCCTAAATCCACTTCCTTGTGCGTCTTCTCCAGCACCAGGAATCGCTCCAAGATGGCCAACTGATCCGTGCTTTGAAAGCAATCTTCGATTCTGTAATTACTCGTCACAACGAACCATTTAGGCCTCAAAACCACTTTTCCCCCCTTAGTCTCCGCACTAAAAGGCCAGCGATCCACCCACTTCTTGATGCTATCCGCCATGAAGTCATGCTTCGGCCCAATCTCATCGATAAGGACAATGTCCTCTCCCTTGTAGCCACACCACCATTTGTTGATGTCCTTCATGTACACCTCTACGCCAAGAGTCCTCACTGAGTGGCTCTTTCCTGTGCGGGGAGGCCCATGAATCCATACGCCATAGTAGGGCCTTTCTGGTAAAGCCACAGGCTTGTCGCGGGCATCTTCACAGATCCTCTTGATGGTGTGGTAGTGCCTGATCCTGATGTCTGCATCGATCATGTCCAGCTGCCCAGTCGTCGCCGCTGTCCACGCATCTGCATAACGCTCCTTCTCCTTCTTCCCCTTCTCCTGTTGATCCAAAGGCAGCTCACCTTTCTCCCAGAACAACAAGTCCTTCTTGCAGTAGTTCATGGCCTGAAGAAAGGTCGAGTACGGCGACTTCGGTTCAAGATGGGCGCGGGCTCCAATAAGCTTCTTGACTGCATTAAACGTCTTACCGTGGGCGAAGTAAACAAAGCCCTGGAGGTGGGGAGTTCCTCCGGCTCCGACCTCCTGTCCAATGACGTGGTAGACACACGCAATCTCTTTGAGTCCGGCGTGCTCATTCTCTGTATAGTTATTAAGTGTATAACACCAAGCTCGATGACGATCCATATTAACAAAATTCAAAGAATTTTTGATTAATTTGTGATTTACTTTTTGTGTTCTCTCAGCTAGATGCATCTACCAGGGGTATGT